CAGCCATCACCCAACTCAACGCCTGCATCACCACCTACAACCAAGTAAGGCAGACAGTCAATGAGGGGGTCAAATGATCACCGCTGAGAAACTCCACGCCTTGGGTATTGGTGCTGAATGGGTTGAACCTTTAGAAGCCACTTTTAGGAAGTTTGGCATCGATGACTTGCCTAAACAGGCCGCTTTTATTGGCCAATGCTCCCACGAATCTGGCCACTTTAGGAAGTTAGAGGAAAACCTCAACTACTCGGCTGATACCCTGAACCGCCTATTTGGGCATAAATTCAAGCCGGGTGAGATTGAGCAGTACGCCCACCAGCCTCAGCGGATAGCGAATCGAATTTACTCGAACCGTATGGGTAATCGTGACGAGGCTTCTGGGGATGGGTGGCTGTACCACGGGCGCGGCATCATCCAGTTGACCGGACACGACAATTTCTGGCACTTCGGGCAGGCTGTAGGCATGAATTTCGTGCATAACCCAGCCCCAGTTTCTCAGCCGATGTATGCCGCCATGAGTGGTGGCTGGTTTTGGCAAACGCACGGCTGTAATGCCTTGGCAGAGGCAGAAAACTGGGAAGGGTTGACCAAACGTATCAATGGCGGTCTTTTTGGCCTCAATGAGCGTGTCGCCTTGACCCGACAGGCTTTGGCCGTCCTTGCTTAGAGGGATAAAGGCATATAAAATGGCGAAATGTGATTCATATTTATTGGGGTTATAGGTTATGACCACGACAGCATCTCCGATTGCTAGTACAGCGTCTGTAATGACCTATGACTCGCTGACGGTAAATATCCAGAACTACCTTGAGCGCTCCGATGCGGTGACGCTCCAAAACATTCCGCTCTTCATCATGTTGGCGGAGCAAACCATCTCTATCGACATCAAGTTCCTCGGGAATTTGAACGTTGCTACCAGCACGATGGTTCCCGGCAATCCAATCATTGCAAAACCCGTTCGCTGGCACAAAACAGTGTCGATGAACGTAACCGATTCGTCAGGGAATCGAAACCCAGTCCTTTTACGCAAGTATGAGTATCTGCGGTTTTATGACCAAAATGCCACGACAGAGGGACTTCCTTTGTACTACGGTGACTACAACTACGACAACTGGTTAGTAGCACCGACACCTGATCAAGCCTACGCTTTTGAGGTTCTCTACTACGAGCGGGTACAGCCGCTTGATTCTTCCAACCAAACCAACTGGTTCACCCAGTATGCGCCGCAAGCGCTGTTGTATGGTTCGCTCCTTCAGGCTATGCCGTTTTTAAAGAACGATGACAGAATCCCGATGTGGCAACAGCAATATACAGCAGCGATGAGTGCCCTCAAAGCCGAGGATACGCAGCGTATTGGTGACAGACAAGCATCGGTACTTGACACATGAGTTATTTAAGCCCATTCACCGGCGACGTCATTCAGCCAACAGACGTTTCCTACAACAACATCACATTGACCGCAACGACTCAGTTGTTCTGGTCATTCGACGGCAACGGAACCGAAACGTATGCGGCTCGGATTATGGATGTTTCGACATCCAATTCGGCATACCACCTGATCATGCCCCCAGCATCTCAGGCTTCTGTCGGCCAAGATGCAATGATCCGCAACTACGGGTCTGCAACTCTCAATGTCTACGCTTATGGCAATTCAACCCTGATTGCAAGCGTCGCCCCAAGCAGCGCGGTTTACATCTACCTGACAAGCGTCAGCACCGATGCAGGCACTTGGAACGACCTTGCCTTCGGTTCTGGAGCCTCCTCGGTTCAAGCGGCCACCTTGGCTGGATATGGCTTGTTGGCAATCTCCAACACGCTGAATACCGTTACGCCGGTCACGACTTTCTCGGCCAGCCAAACAACTGACTCCACCTATTTGGCACAGACCTATGTCTGGGTTGGTGGTGCTGGAACGCTCACATTGGGGTCTGCGGCCTCTTTGGGCAACAGTTGGTACATGAATGTCCGCAACTCAGGTACAGGCGCTTTAAACCTGCTTTGCCAAGGCTCTGACACGATCAACGGCTCGGCTAATCTGTACTTCAATCCCGGTGACTCGGCCATCGTTGTTTGCTCTGGTGGCGCTTTCTATACCGTGGGTTTGGGCCGCAATACCAACTTCGCCTTTACTCAATTAACCAAATCGGTTACGAATGGCACATACGTCCTGACAACCACAGAGGCGTCTAACGTCATCATGAAGTTTGTCGGTACGCTGACGGCCAACGTGACGATCCAAGTGCCTCCCTCGGTGCAGGTTTACTACATTGAGAACGCAACGGTCGGTGGTGTTAGCAACTACACCGTGACGATCACCACAGGCGTTTCTGGTGGTGCAAATGCCACCATCGGCTCAAACCTGCAATCTATTCTGATCTGCGACTCGATCAACTTAGTGAACGCCAACACGATCTTGGCTGGTTCTAGTTCGCTCTCATTGCCTAATGGTACTGCTGGCGCACCATCCCTCTATTTCTCCTCGGAGCCGACCACTGGGGTTTACCGCGCTAACTCAGGTGAGTTTGACATCTCCATTCTTGGCGTAAACTTGTTTGCTCTGACAGCAGGCGGTTTGCAGATCAATGGATCTGGAACCTTCACGGGTGGTGTTTCTGGTGGTACTTTCTGATGACAAAGAAAGTCTTCAGTATCAATACGTTGCCCGGTATCCAACGGGATGGAACGTATTTTGATAAAGCCTATTACACCGACGGACTTTGGGTTCGGTTTCAGCGAGGCCGACCACGCAAGATCTTGGGTTATCGGCAGATCACTAATAACTTGTCTGGTTATTCGCGCGGGATGTACGTTAATTCGCTCAATGGTAGCAACTACATCTACAGCGGTTACAACAATGGCTTTCAGGTTATTCAGGTGGATGGCAACGGGATTGGTGGGGCTGTTAATGATTTCACTTTTACTGTTGGCTTGCTATCGGTCACGATTACCAACGCAGGCACAGGCTACACCACTGCCGGCACATACTATGCCGTCCCACTCACGACTACAACGGGTTCGGGGTCAGGCGCACTAGCCAACATCACGGTGGCCGGTGGTGTCATTACCGCCGTCAAGATCACATACTACGGCAGTGGATATGCTGTGGGTAACACTCTGAGCGCCAGCAACACCAAGTTGGGCGGCTCAGGCTCTGGGCTTGTTTTGACCGTTGCCACGGTAGGTAACCAGTTTACGGCTACTGACCTTAATCTTTGGCAAATCGACGCCGTTTACGACTCTCAGGGCAGCGGCACAAGCCTTTTGTTGGCTCATCCCGGCCAGAACTTGGCGGCCATCGACAGTTCCACTAATTCGCCTGTTTTTGCCGGTTTGAACACCGGCACGGCCTTGGCCCCGCTTTCAGACACCAACGGCCCAAACCCAACCGGTAACGTGATCTCGGTTTCTGGTGGCGTGGTTGTTCTTTATCCATACGTTTTTGTGTACGGTAACAACGGTTTGATTCAAAATTGTGCGGCCGGTGACCCTTACAATTGGAACAGCGCGGATTCAAACGCCAACAACGTGGCATCGACGAAGATCGTCAAGGGTTTGCCTGTTCGCGGTGGTTCTAACGCCCCCTCGGGGCTGTTTTGGGCCTTGGATTCGCTGATTCGCGTGTCTTATACGCCGACCACGGTAACAACTGGAACAACTTCCAGCACCTTCTATTGGCGCTACGACATTATTTCTAGTCAGACTTCGATCTTGTCATCACAGTGCGTGATCGAGTATGACGGCATCTATTACTGGATTGGTACTGATCGGTTCTTGCTTTACAACGGTGTTGTGAAGGAGATCCCGAACAATATGAACCAGAACTACTTCTTCGATAATTTAAATTATGCACAGCGGCAAAAAGTATGGGCTACCAAAGTTCCCCGTTTTGGTGAAATATGGTGGTTTTATCCTAGAGGAACTGCCACCGAATGCAACGACGCCATCATCTACAACGTCCGCGAGAATTGTTGGTATGACGCCGGATCGGCTGTTGGTGCTACAAGAACTGCTGGCTATTTCTCACAAGTATTTAGGTATCCAGTTGCCGCCGGAGAAGATCTAAGCACGGCTCAAACCATCTTTGTTGAGTCAATTACCACGGCAACCAGCAGCAACGTCATTCAGATGGTTCAAACCAACCAGATCGCTTTGGGTCAGGTTGTTTCTGCTTCTGGTGTGCCAGTCGGAACTTATGTGACCGCAATCGCCCCCAGTTCAACGGCCGGGTATTTTGCTGTCACGCTGTCTGCTAATGCTACGGCTACCGCTACCGTGACGGCTACCTTCCAAACCCAATCGGGTAAGGTTAGCCTCTGGCAGCATGAAATTGGAACTGATTCGGTTTCGTTGGCTGGAGATGATGCAATCAAGTCATCATTCACTACTTCAGACCTTGGCTGGATCGGTGGCGGCCCTGCTCAGAAATCTTTGGCCGGTGACAACATGTGGTGTCGTTTAGAGCGCGTAGAGCCGGACTTTATCGGTAACGGCGCGATGACTCTCTACGTTGTTGGGCGGCCATATTCTCAAGAAGATGACGTGGTTAGCCAACCCTATGATTTTGATATGTCTACGGGCAAGATCGACATGAAGGAACAGCGCCGCGAGTTGAAACTACAGTTTGTTTCTAACCAGCAAAACGGCGACTATCAATGTGGTCGCATCTTGGTGGATGCAGACTTCGGTGACGTGCGGGGTTACTGATGGCACTGGCTCTTGTCTACGACCCACGGTATCACACGTTCGAGTCGTGGGCTTCGCTCATGTGCGAGGG